ACAATGCCTGTTAATCGCTGGGCTTATCTTGCTGAACTCAAAGAACTGTTACAGCTTGGTGTCGTTGATGACTTGGCTGTGCTCGCAGAGACTGACATCAAGGATAAAGAACGCATTGCTCAGAGAAAATCTCAGTATGCACAGATGGCAGGCAAGATAGAACAGATGGAAGAAGCTCTGAGCGATTCAGAGGGAACCGTCGAAACTCTGGAGCGTCAGTTGGTACAGGCTGGAATCAAGGAAAAGGTTACACAGGCTGCCCTAAAGGTAGGTGGAATGGAGAAAGACTATGAAGTTGCTCTCGATAAAATCCTAACTGACACGGCTGCAAAACAAAAGGTCTTGAACGAAGTTACAAGTGCAAAAGCACAAATGCAACAAAGTCAAGAGAAATCTGTTGACAAAAACAAGAATAATAGTTAGATTATTCGCAGGAGGTAAAAATGGGTAAAGAAAGCACAGGAATCGTAGGTAACCCCAATATTGACTTATCAATGGTTGATGACGGCTCCGACGGTAACGCTGATTTCTTTGAGGCCCTCGATCTCAAAGTTAATGGTTCACAGTTCGATTTATCAGGAGAAGATGATAATGAAGGATTCCCTGCGCCAGTCCCCCAAGGTAACCCCGAAGGTCGTAGAGGTGACGGTGTAACAGCCAAAAAATCACCTAAACGGCGGGAAGGCTCCAGTTCAAGTGGACAAACAGAATTAGAAGAACGTCTTGCTAACTTAGAAGGCCGATACTCTGATTCAAGCCGTGAAGCTCAACGGCTAGCTGCTGAGAATAAGGAATTGCAAGAACTAAAAACTTTTGCCCCTATTCTTCAGGCAATGAAACAAGACTCCGGCTTAGTTGATTATGTCGAGGATTACTTAACGTCTGGTGGTAAACCAGCGAAAAGTATCCAAGAACAGCTTGGGCTAGGTGAGGATTTTCATTTTAATGCTGATGAGGCACTCGACCAAGATACAGATTCTGGTAAGGTGCTTGCGACATACGTGGATAAGATGGTACAAAAACGTGCTTCTGACTTAATTAATCAGGAAAAGGTTCGTGCTCATCAGACACAGTTGCAGATAAAACAACAGCAGGAAGCGAAGGTGTTTATGAAAGAGCGTGGAATGACGGAAGAACAGTTCGGTGATATGATGGCACGCGCCAAATCTCATATCATGACGCTTCCAGACCTTGACTTAATTCTAAACCGTGAAAATGCCACTAAAAACATCGCAAATGCTCAGAAGAAGGAAATGCTTGAGCAGATGCAGGGTGTTAGAAAGCTGCCAACAAGCCAAGGTGCTGCTATAAGTTCTGATGATGGAGGAGACAGTCGCTCGCAAGACGACGTTCTCTTCGATAGAATGCTTAGTACAGAAGATAACTTGGACAACATATTCGATTTTGAAATATCTTAATCGGAGAATAATAGGAGAGTAAAAAAATGGCTGCTGAAATACTATATTCAAGTGGTAATGATATCGGTACTTTTACCGATTATGACCGAGACAGTGGTGATGCCTCGGCGTATAATACTGGTGACCTTCGGAGGCGATATAACTTTGGGAAACGTATCTCAGAACTAAATATTCCCCAAGACCCTTTCTTTCGTTTAGTAAGTAAGGTAAGGCGTGACCCAACTGACGACCCAACTTTCAAGTATATTGAAAAACGTCCCAGTTGGCATAAACGCTATGCGTATCCAATGGGCCACGTAGTTACAACAGATGATGATTCTTTTGATGATGCTACACTCCAGAACTATAATGGTTTAGATGATGGCAGTAATGAAACAATCGCTGCTGGCGACACTGTAAAGATATACTTTGCGACTGATTATAAGTCTGAAGGTAACTTGCAGAACGTCTATGGCAACTCTAACAACAAGATTGATGTCGGTGACGCTGGTACAGCCCCAATATTCTTCCTTCCTAATCAACTGGTGAAGGTGAATTTGTCGGCTACTGCTGATGGTGGCACTGCAATTAGTGACTATATGGTTTTCCGTGTAGATACTGTTGGAGATGCTGGCGACAAAACTATCCAAGCAGTAACACGCTCTGTCGTGCTGTTGACTGGTACTGTTGTTAAAGCTGCAAGTGGTGAATACACATCATATACAAGCAACGTACCAATCGGTGCTGCTGCTGATTTTACAGTATATAGCAAAGTAATCTCAACATCTCTAGAGCCTATGCGTTCATACGTTATTAGTAACGTGTGGGGCAAAGGTACTGGCGTACCCCAGACATGGAACGACCAGCCCTTCCTGACCAGTTATGGACAGACCCAGATAGTGAAAACTGCTCTGGCAATGACCAATACTGACCGGGCAACTGTGCTGAAGCTTGCTCCGAATGAATGGGAACGTATCTGGAAAGAAAAGCTCATTGAGCATAAATGGGACTTAGAGGAAATGGGTCTGTTCTCAGCACAGTCTGGAACATACCGAACTACTCAGGGTGCTGTTGACTTCATCGTTAATCATGGTAACGTATTCTCATTGAATACTGCTACCAAGGATTCTGATGATTTCCTTATAGATATGTCGAGTTACTTCGACCCACGTTACAACCAAGCTGGTGCAACAGTCTTCATGTGTGATACTGACACATATAACTGGCTGCATAAAATTGGTGGTTACTTCGGTAACAACGTGGACATCAACACCCAGTTCCGTGCTGACCTGACCGTTCAAGGTCGTGGTAAGCTCTTAGGTCTGGCTACTACCAAGATATTCACACCTTATGGTGATATGAATGTCATGCGTAATATCCACCTTGACGGAAGCTCTGTCAAGATGCTAGGTATCAACTTGAAGAACGTGAAATATCGTCCTCTCAAGGGTAACGGGTTAAACCGTGATACTTCCATCTATGTCGGTGTTCAGACTCTAGAGAACACTGGTATTGACAAGCGTGTTGACCTTATCCTCACGGAAGCTGGATATGAATGGTCATGTCCTGAGTCCCACGCAATGTGGTCGTAAGATAAACCAAATGGGGAGGGGCTTCGGCCCCTTCCCTTCCATAAGGGGTAAGACATGGCTTTAACTACAAGACAACTGCTTGAACTCACATCTCAACATCATCCTGAACTCGGTGAGACTCAGATGATTTTGTGGTTTAACCAAGCAATGGAAAGATTCGCAGATGATGGTGCTCAAACTAAGACTGCACATGACACATTCAGCACTGTGGTAGACCAGCAATATTATGATTTGACAGATAGCCTATCTGGAGTCCTATCAAGTATCACTCGTGACGACCAACTGATTCATATATCACAAGTACGTTATGGTGGTGAGAATATAGGCGAACTTATTAACCCAGAAGATGTGGAGGGCTACTAATGTCTACTTCAGATGGCAAGTATTGGTATATTAAAGACGATTCAGAGTTAGGGATTGTGCAATTTGACCTTGACGCTGAGTATGAGCCTATCATCGAAGGTGTTGAAGAAGTTGTAACTATTACAGTTTCCTATGAATACAAACCAGCAGAACTAGCTATTGACGCTCTGACTGTTGAACCTGACCTACCAGCAGAAGTACAGGAAGCATTGTCTTTCTATGCTATCTATCGTGGGTATCTGATAAAGAAGGCTACAAGCCCCTCAGAAGCTCAACATAACGCTAGGCAGGCCCAGATACACCTAACTATGTTCAACGAGGCTCTACGACGCGCACAGGAGCTTAAAAACAAAGATAAGACAGAACGCATACGTTTTATACGTGCTCCATACCCTTTTGGGCCAGCGAGGTAATATATGGCTACTAGATTTCAAACAAGAATTGAAGATTACGTAGGGGCTCGACCAGTAGGCATGGAATTGCTTGATTGGCAGATTGCTATTAGTGACTGGATGACTTCGGTTGCTAGAGTTGTATTTGAGGCTCTACCAGAAGAAAGATTAAGAAGTGTAGCTCCATTACCTATTGCAACAGTAGATGACGATGGTGTACCTGCTGATGACAAGAAGATTATTGCTGTTACACGAACTGGCTATGAATGCCTTTTAGCGCAGTCTAGACGTATACAAGATATACAAGACGACGGGTCTATCTACTTTGCGACAGATTTTAAGCCTTGGTATTATATTTCAGGTGGGTTGGTAAGGATATTTCCTGCTCCCACAGCCGAAGAACCTGCTGCGTTGTACTACATACCTATCCCAACAGTGGCGTTTGATGATGCATCTATCCGTAATTTTCCTTTGGAATACGAACAGTTAGTTGTACTCGGAGGGGCTGTCAGAGCAAAGCTGAGACAAGTAAGTGCATTAAGGGATACATTAGCTGACTTAACCGTTAGTGTTACTCTTGGTGAGTCCTTGCCAACTACCTTTAATAGTGGTGCTCCGATATTCGTGGCTCCTACACTAGATGTAAGCGCAGAACACACCGCTATTGCTACTTATATAGATACAGAGGAAGATGTAGAGCTTGGTGCTGCTAAGATGCAGGTCATAGACCGTAAAATTGGAGAGTTTCAAGCACAAATGGGTAAAGCTACTGCTGAGTTTCAAGAGGCATCGGCTGCTATCCAAGCTGAATCACAGGAACATCAATTAGAAATGGGACGCTATCAGGCTGCTGTGCAGGTTTGGGCTCAAGATGTTCAGATAGAGGTTCAAGAGTATCAGGCATCAGTACAAACTACTATGCAGAAAATACAACTAGGCATGACAGAGTATCAAGCTCTTAACCAGCAATTCCAGCAGGAATTTCAGATACTATCTGGCTCAGTTGCAGTAGCCTCTAGGAAACAATAGGAGATTATATGAGTGATAGAATCAGAACGGCAATCTCTATTACGCCTGTCGAAACGCTTGCAAGCTCGGAAGATGCGACAAAGACCAGAGATATACTCTCGCCAGTCACCAATAAACCAATCGCATCCCAAAGTGAAATTGCCCTTGGGTCGTTGGACAGTGCTCAAGGCTGGGCTTCAGGAGTTCCTGCGTACCAAAGTGCTACAACATCGAGAGTAGCTCAAGAAGGTGGTGGGGGAGGTTCATACGATTTTGTTTATATACGACATACTGGGTATAAATACGTCAGTTCATCCGTTTTGGGTGTGGCTACTTCTGCTACACTTGATATACAGGTGTATAGTCAGGGAGAAGCAGATTACGTGACAATAGCAAGGTTACAACCCGGAGATATTATGCCCTTTTTAGGATATGTTGAGACTGGGGCTATTTTTATTAAAGCAAGCACAAGCACAATAGCAGTAGAATATATGAGGGTGACATAATGGCAGCAGTATATGATATACGAGTAACAGAAGGGTATGACTATTCAGAGAGTTTTACATTCAATGATAGCAACGGTGACCCTAAAGATTTGTCAAGTTATACTTTTGACTGTGACTTTAAGGATGTTTTAGCTGACCCAGCCATAGGTAGTTTTGTGGTTAATACAGCTCAAGCAGCAAATGGGATACTAAT